TACGCTCCCCACCATGATTGCATTGAAAAATACGGCATACGGGCGGTAAGACCACTTGCAATCAAAACAATGGAGAGGATAGCAAGAGGACTGAAAAAGTTCGTTATTGATAATCCGGAACCGTTTATTATTCAATGCAATCATGGTGGGGAGCGTAGACCAAATGATATAAGAGAGCCGATGCCGACTATCACAGGAAAACACGGATATGGGATTGTTGAACCGACACTTGCGCCATACATGGGAACTAATACAACAAATCATCCGGGCGGAAATTGCAAAGATCCGATACATACGATCACTACAGGAAATCAACAATGCCTTATTAGTCCTACGTTGATACAATATCACTCTGAAACAGTCAAAGGGGAAGTCCGAGGGCAAACAATAGAAGAACCAATAATGACAGTGGACGGATCAAATAGATACGGATTAGTTACATCGTTCTTACATAAATACTATGACGGTGGTTATAAAGGAGCAGGAGAAAACATAGAGAATCCATTACCGACAGTAACAGCATGGGATCATAACAGCGTAGTGACAGCAAACCTTATTCAAATGAACAATCATTGTGATGGAAGGGATATGCGAGATCCTATACCTACAATTACCGCTGGTGATGGTCATTTCGGAGAAGTCAGAGCATTTTTAATCAAATACTATGGTCAAGGCACAGGACAGGATATTAATGAGCCTCTTGACACAGTAACATCACGTGATCGTTTTGGACTGGTAACAATAGATGGTACAGATTATCAGATTGTGGATATTGGTTTAAGGATGTTGGAACCTAGAGAACTGTATGGATGTCAGGGATTTCCAGCAGATTACATAATCGACCATGATTATACTGGTAAGACATACCCACGAAGCGAACAGGTACGCAGATGTGGCAATGCAGTGTGTCCACCGATACCAGCAGCAATGGTCAGAGCAAACCTACCGGAACTTTGCATAGCAGAACGAACACCGAACATGAGAATAGAATCAGAGCAGACCGGGCAACTTCGGTTTGCCTAAGCATTTTTAAATTTTTAAACCAAGTATAAAATTCAAGCGACCATTTTAAAGACAGGTGGAAAGGAGCAGAATTGGAGAGATTAACAAGTAACAAAAAAGTATCTGATATGTCAATGATTGAACTGGCACATAATAGCTGCTATGCAGATGATGAGCGTAACGCACGGTACAGAGATTACGAGATGGACATGGACGCACGAGATTTTGCGAGAAACCTTATGGTCACACTAGCAAAAGATGAAATGCCAATAAGTGACACGGAGTTTGACGTGGAAATATTAGACGACTTGGCAATAGACCCGTTTTCGGATGTCCGTGGTCTAATTGCGCTATTCTATCGTAATTTGTGGGCTATGGCTAATTTAAGAGAAACACTGAAAAAATATGAGGACTTAGAGGAGCAGGGAAGTCTTTTAAAACTGCCTTGTAAAATCGGAGACGATGTTTATTTTGTTCCAAGCAAAGTTAATTACAAGCTGAACATATTAAATAAACATAGCGAAAATAACAAGGTCTATCATCAGAAGGCAGAGGATTTCGTACTGACAAGACATGGCTGGTACTTAGAGTGCGACCAAGATGTTAAGTATGGAACGGGTCATATTTTAACGGATGTGTCTTTCTGCAAAACTTGGTTCCTCACAAAGCCCGAAGCTGAAGCAAAACTGAAAGAATTGAGAGGTGGAGAAGATGACAGCATGGAACCCTAAACACATAATGAAAGTATCAACCAACAAGATGCCATGCGCATGTATAGGCTGCTTTTTTGGATGGCGCAATTTTATACCGATGATGAAGAAACGCCATGCAGTTGTTACTTATCGGGCACTACGCTGCCGTGGAATAATGACGTAACCGGCGAGCAAAGATTACCGGATTGCCCACTAAAATTAATCAGGAGAAAGAAAAAGAAAAGAGGTAAAAGATAATGAGTGAAGAATTAAGACCATGCCCGTTCTGTGGCGGGAAAGCAAAAGTAAAAGCAGCAAAGGAAGATCATATAGGGTTTACAGTATGGTGTGCATGTAACTGCGGTGCAAGGACAGGTGGGTTTTGTCCAGATATGAGCAAAGAGGATGACACGATAGAAAATATCGAGGAGGCTAAGAAAAGAGCTATTAAAGCATGGAACAGGAGGGCGAACGATGAGACTGATTGATGCAACGATTCAGCCAATGTTTTTAGCCGAATACATACTAGAACGCAAAGATACATTTATTCGCATACTGGAAAAAAGCGATAACGACTTTCTTTTTGGGTTGCTAATGGATTACTTTGATGAACAGCCAACCGCCTACGATGTAGATAAGGTTGTGGAGCAGTTGAAAGAAAGAAGTGAAGAATATAATTCTGGTGTACGACTGCATGGAAAGCCTGAAGAAATGCTTATGGATGAAGCAATCGAGATTGTGAAAGGCGGTGGAATAGATGGCAATTAAACCAATTTTATTTAATACAGAGATGGTTCGGGCAATATTGGACGGAAGAAAGAGTTGCACACGCAGACTTGTAAAGCCGGAACCGCAAGGATATTTTGAAGTAAGTGAAGAACCACTGTATGTATATGATACAGACGGAAATCAAGGCAAAATTACACCACCATATCAGCCGGGTGATATCCTTTATGTTCGTGAAACATGGCATAAATACATTAAGCGCGTAGGAAAAGGAGAAAGCTGTCGCTTTGCAGAGTTTTACGGGTACAGGGCAAGCGTGGCAAATTCAGAAGATGCAGACGAGCCTTGGCGCCCGTCCATCCACATGCCGAAAGAAGCTGCACGTATTTGGCTTAAGGTTACGGATGTGAGGGTGGAGCGGTTGCAGGAGATTCCCGGCGAAGATTTGATAAAAGAGGGAATTGACCTTTTTCAGTCAAATTATGTAAGAGATGCTTTTGATGAATTTACAAATATATGGAACTCCACCATTAAGAAATCCGACCTTAACTGCTACGGTTGGGATGCGAATCCTTGGGTGTGGGTTATCGAATTTGAGCGGTGCAAAAAGCCGAAAGGAGAAAATTAGATGAACGATAGATATTTATTCAAAGTAAAAAGAGTTGACGATGGAGGTACGGTTAAATATGCAAAGGAGCACAGAGGATTTTGAGAGCAAAGAAGATATGTATAGTATGTGGAAAAGAGTTTGAGCCCCGGGTGAATAATCAGAAATGTTGTTCACCCGAGTGTTCGGACATTCAAAAAGTTAAAAGAGCCAAGGCTTCATATGAAAAGCACAAGCGCCAGGCAAAGAAGAAAGAAAAGCCCAAGGCAAAAAAAGAAGACCTTGCAAAAGCCAACGAGGTAGCCAGGAACAGTGGCATGAGCTACGGGCAGTACATGGCGGAGAAGTACAGAGCTGAACAGCTCGAGACGATAGGAGAGAGGAAAGTGAAGAAAAAAGAAAACATGTTTGCAGGCAGGCTTGAGCTTGCGCTGAAAGAAAAGGACATCACTCAAAAAGAGCTTGCCATAAAGATTGATGTAACACCACAGACGATTAATGATTATGTTGCTGGCAGAAGAGAGCCGAACACGAGAACTAAATTAGCAATAGCTCAGGCACTGGGAGTTGGTATAGGCTATCTGCTAGGCAGAGACAGTGTAGGAGCGGATGAGCTCTTATTAATGATTGACGACAAGGAGAACAACTTGAGCACACCAATAGAAAGACGACTGATCTACCACACAGCCAAGGTAGTGCTGCAGGAGCTGATCCTGACTTACAAGGAGGCACAATGACCAAAGAAAGACTATCTCAACTCTACTACATCACCAAGGAATTGAGGATGTGGGAGGACGAATTAGAAGGACTGAGCACCCGGGCAAGACACCCGATTGATACACCAAGGCAGAAAGTAACATCCGATACCACCGGAAGTGTAGCCACAAGGCGAACCAACCTCGAACACATGATAGCTCACAAGCGGGCAGATCTCGAAAAGGAAAAGAGTGAGCTGACCGCTTACATAGTCGGAATTGAGGACTCGTATATCAGACAGATAATGTATATGAGACACGTTAAGATGTATACGTGGCACAAGATAGCTATTGAGCTGAACGGAACACCTGACCAAGTGAGAAAAGCCCACGATAGATTTTTGAAAAGGAAAAATGATGATTAAAGGAATAGGGCGTATATATCAAGATATAGTTTAAATAGTCCGCTCAGTCCGTATTTAATACAATATAATGTAAAATATAGGAACCACCCGAAAGGGTGGTTTTTTTAGTGCACGAAAATAGGTGAAGAAAATTGTATAGAAATATAAGAAATTACGAGAACGTGACAAAAATGAATATACAGGGTGTTGGGATGTACGACATACCGGCAATAGCACCGGCAGAGTACCAGGAGGCAGAGCTGATAAGCTTCAATTATGCCAAGTCATGCAAGAGCCCGGCTAATAAGGCAGTACATTTCTTTGTTGATGATTATCAATTCAACAGAGTTTGGAACTGCGCTGATGATTATATCTCAATGCTTAGAAAGTTTAGGTATGTATGTACGCCCGACTTTAGTCTGTACACAGACCACCCTAGAGCCATTCAAATTTATAACCATTATAGAAAACATTGGTGTGGTGCCTACTGGCAGGCTCACGGCATCAGAGTGGTGCCAACGATTGGATGGAGTGACGAGGCTAGTTATACATGGTGCTTTGACGGAGAGCCAACAGACAGTGTAGTGGCTGTCAGCTCCGTAGGAACACAGAACAGTGAATATAGCAAGGAACTATTTCTTGCCGGATATAGAGAAATGATGAAGAGATTGACCCCAACACACATTATCTTTTATGGCAAGGTGCCAAAAGAGTGTGAGGGAAACATAATCAGAGTTGAGAGCTTCTCGGAGAGACTCAAAAAGCGAGGTACGTTGAATGAGGTATAGAGCACAGATTTTTGGAGGACGTGGAGGCGGTTCCGGCCGTGGTGGCGGTGGATGGTCTGATAGTGAAGTGGGAGCTACACCGGCTAAATTCATGTACAACGGCGCTAAAAGAAAGACCGGCGGTGAAGATGGCTATGTCAAAAATTCAAAGTATGAAAATGGACTGCGTGATATAGATGGTGGCAAGACCACAGCAGAACAGTTTGCCAGTCAGTTCAAAACGCGCGAAGAGCTCGACAAAGTACACAATTACCTTGTTGATAAAAGCGCAAGCGTCAATGCAAAGATTAGACAGCTCAAGAGTGCTGATGAATTGAGGAAGAATCCAAAGCTATACCATGAAGCGAAAGCCACACGAGAGGCAAGCAATGCAGTCAATGACCGCAGAAGCAAGGTAGCGCCTGTAAAGGCAGAAAAGGCGGTAAGAAAGGCTGACGATGAGTATACCTCATCAAGAACCTCAACATACGATAGATGGTACAAGCGGAATCGGGATAATTTCGCAGCATATTATTTTGGAAGCAAAGGAAAGAAATAAGAATGAATCTACAGTTTTTCGGTGGCAGAGGTGGAGGAAGTGGCAGAGGAAAAAGCTCAGGTTCAAGCGATGGCGGGGAACTGGGCGGAACAGTTGCTATACATAGACAGATTGAACCCGATGAGCATAACAGAGCCACAGTTGAGAGATATTACATGACAGGCAACCGTAATGTATTAACCAGCTGGGACGAGGACGGCAATGAACTCGACCATGAGATAACTATACAGGAACCAGTGAGACTAACGTTCAAGACGCGAGCAGAGGCAGTAGCCTATGCCAAGAAGATGAAATATAAATACATGAATCTGTGAGGTAGCATATGAGAATGAATTTACAGTACCACGGCGGTCGTGGCGGTGGAAGCAGCAGGGGAGGCGGTAGCCCTGCAGGTGTAAGTTTCACCGATTCAAAGACCGGTAAAGAATACAATTACTATTTCTACAAAGGCGAGGACGGTACGAATTACTACAGTACAAGCATAGGCGGACTGCCTAAGCCAACTCCAAACAACATGAGCCATGAAGAAATGGTGGAGCGCCTTAAACAGAATACAGGAAATGTCAAAAGTATTAGCAAGGCGGAAAAAGCCAAAGCGGAGAAAGCACACAAGGCGGAGAGAGCAGAAGCAGACAGACAGCTCAATAACGCTTATGCAAACGAAAAAGAATTCGTTAAAAGGTCGAGGGCTGTAAGAAAAGGATTGAGAGGCACGAAGAGAGGAATATAGAAAAGAGGTGAGCAGCGTTGAAGCTGACGGAAAAACAAAAATTATTCTGTGATGAATACATAATAAGCCTTAACGCTACTCAGGCGGCAATTAAGGCAGGGTATGCAGAGAAGACAGCGTATGCGATAGGAGCTGAGAACTTGAAAAAACCTAAGATTCAAGACTATATCTCCGAACGGATGAAGCAAAAAGAAAGCTCGTTGATAGCCACGCAAGACGAAGTACTCCAATACCTGACATCAGTGCTGAGAGGCGAGAGCCAAACGACAGACACAGTGTTAGTCGGAATTGGTGAGGGCTGTCAAGAAGTGCAGGAAGTAGAAAAGAAGCCAAGCGAGAAAGACCGGCTCAAGGCGGCGGAACTGCTTGGCAAGAGGTACGGACTGTACACAGACAAGGTATCCGCTGATGTGGATATGTCACTTGATATATCTATTGATTATGGTGATGGCGATGAAGATTAAGCTGCAAGCCAATAAGTGCTTTAAGAAAGTCGACAGATGTACCAAGCGCTATATCGTGATGAAAGGCAGTGCCGGAAGCGGTAAGAGCGTGGACACGGCACAGAACTACATCTTGAGGCTGATGCACGACAAGGGCAGAAATCTCTTGTGCGTGCGCAAGGTGGATGTGACCAACAGAGATTCAACCTTTGCCGAACTGCAAAGTGCGGTCTTTAAGGCATTCGGGGACAAGTACTCCGATTATTGGTACATCAATGAGTCGGCTATGAAGATGCGTTGTAAGTCAAACGGCAATGAGATTATTTTCAGAGGGGTAAAAGATGATAAACAGAGAGAAAAACTCAAGTCAATTACTTTCAAGAAGGGAAAGCTCACTGATGTCTGGATAGAGGAAGCCACAGAACTGACACAAGCAGACTTTGAGATTATTGACGACCGACTCAGAGGAGAGCTTCCACCAGGGCTATTCTATCAGATCCGGCTGACGTTCAATCCTGTATCTGCTACCCATTGGATTAAGGCAGTATTTTTTGACCGGGTTGATGAGGATGTAATGACTCACTCGTCAACTTATCTCAATAATCGGTTCATTGATGCAGCATACCACAAGCGTATGCTCAGGCGAAAGGAAGTAGATCCGGAAGGCTATCGGGTGTACGGGCTTGGAGAGTGGGGAGAGACAGCAGGCCTCATTCTTCATAATTGGGAAGTCGAGGAAGTGTCACAGAACTATGAAGACTACGACGACGTAGCGGTAGGGCAGGACTTCGGTTTCAACCATGCTAATGCGGTGTATGTATATGGCTATCGTGATGGTGACATATATGTGCTCAAGGGCTTGTATGGATATGAAAAGGACACAAGCGAGTGGATAGCCGAAGCGGATGAGATACCAAAAGATAAAGTAATGTGGTGTGACTCGGCAGAGCCTGACCGCATCAAGACGTGGAGAACTGCAGGGTGGAGAGCCCAGCCAGTAAATAAGGAACCGAACAGCGTTAAGGCTCAGATAGACTGGATCAAGGGCAGACGGGTACACATAGATCCTTCCTGCACGGACTTCATCAAGGAGATAGAACAGTGGAAATGGAAATACGATGACGTAAGGAACATGTACCTCGATGAGCCGGTACCATTTTTTGATGATGCGATGGCATCACTAAGATACGGCATTGAGGGTTGGCGAAAGCCAAAGGCTCACTTAAATACAGGACTGAAAGGTGGATTATAATGGCGGCACCAGACGTATACAGAATTGCAGACAATCAAATTATGGATGAGATACAGCTTGAAAAGTACATAGCCAAGAACGACGAAAAGGTAGCTCAGAAGTACAAGAAGCTTCAAAGTGCTTATGAGACCGACTATGACATTTTCCATCAGGCAAAAAAGCCTGAGTACAAGCCGGACAATAGGATAGCTGTCAACTTTGCAAAATATATCACAGACACCATGAACGGCTTTTTTATTGGAATCCCGATAAAGGTGAGCTCAAAGGACAATTCGGTGGACGATTATATCAACTATCTTGATGTCTACAATGACCAGGACGACAACAATGCAGAGCTTGCCAAGATTATGAAAATCTACGGCAGAGGCTATGAGATGTACTACGTTGATGAAGAGGGAAATGTTGGCATCACGTACCTGGACCCGATGGAGTCATTCATGATTTACGATGAGTCGATACTGATGAGGCCTCGCTACTTTGTCAGAATCTACAAAGACACTGAGGGAATCCGCCACGGCTCCATATCGAACGAGACCACAGTTCAGTACTTTGACATTAACGGAGGCTTACACTTCCGGACGGATGAGGAAAAGGTACACGGCTTCGATGGAGTACCGGCAACTGAGTATATAGAGAACTCGGAGAGACAGGGTATCTTTGAATCGGTGCTGTCAATGATTGATGCATACAACAAGGCATTATCAGAGAAGGCAAATGATGTTGACTACTTTGCTGATGCATACATGAAGATACTTGGAGCCAAGCTCTCAAAGTCGGAGCTGCAAGCCATAAGAGACATGAGAATCCTTAACTTCGAGGGAGAGGACGGCTCGAAGATTATAGCTGACTTCATGAGCAAGCCAAGCGCTGACACCACACAGGAGAATCTGTTGGAGAGAATCGAGAGATTAATTTTCCTGATCTCAATGGTAGCCAATATCAATGATGAGAATTTTGGAACATCTTCCGGCATCGCACTGAAGTATAAGCTTCAGTCAATGAACAATCTAGCAAAGACCGAAGAGCGTAAGTTCACAAGCGGAATGAATCAGAGATACAAGCTCATCTTTTCAAATCCGGTAAGCGGAATGAAAACGGATGACTGGCTCAAGATTGACATCAAGTTTACAAGGAACTTCCCGGCAAACGAGCTTGAGGAGTCACAGATAGCCGGTAATCTGTCCGGCATTACATCAAAGGAGACACAGCTCAAGGTCTTATCGGTTGTTGATAATGTCAATGACGAGCTTGACAGAATCAAAGAAGAGAATGAGCTCGATACAGAGGGCTACGAGGTGAATAGAAGTGTACTGGCAGAACAGACAGAGACAGTTGGCCAAGGCCTTGCAGCAGAGCGAGGCAAAGTTAAAGAAGAGATTAACAACGGCATATGATGAGCAGTACTCAAAGCTCGAAAAGGAGATAGCAGCATATTATCAGACCTATGGGACTGACAATGTGATTGAGTACAGAAAGCTCATGCAGGCACTGCCGGAAAAGGAGTACAACATCCTCATGCGAGACATAGAACTCTTCTGTGTCAGGCATCCGGAATATGCACACTTGGCACCGGCTAGGCGCAGTGCATATATTATCAACAGGCTTGAGGGCTTACAAATGTCTGTAGAGCTTGAACGGCTTGAGCTGATGGCGGAGGAAGAAGGCCAGCTTAAAGCTCATCTCAATGAGATAGACAAGCGAGGCTATGAGGCGGTAATCGAAAAGACCGGGGCAGTCGGTACAGTCAACAGAGATATAGTCAAGGCGGTAGTTAATACCGACTGGAGTAAGTCAGGGAATTTCTCAAGTAAGATATGGACCCGGACAGCCAACCTTGCCAAGGTATTAAACTCCGAAATATCGGCAGGCTTTGCCAGGGGAGATAATTACCAGAAGCTGACAAAGACTTTGAGGCAGAAGTTCAGCGTAAGCCAGAATGAAGCTATGAGGCTAGTGTATACAGAGGGCACTTACGTGCTCAACGAGTCCACGGCTCAGGCTATAGAACAGACCTTTGACTACTATGCTATAGCCCCGATTGAGGACGGTAAGGCATGCCAAGTATGTTTAGATATAGCGGCGAGCACTAAGACCAGTCCGGTAAGATATTCGGCAAGAATAGCGGGAGTCAACTTCCCACCATTCCACCCTTGGTGCAGGTGTTCAACATACATTGTGATACCAGACAAACAGGCTTGGATTGAGAACTATGTCAGGACACACGGCGGTGATCCAGCCGTCAGCTCCGAACAGAAAGACAAGGCTAGGGAATTAGTGAGGGCTTTTACATGAGAAAAATAGTAATCTGCGGTGCCAGATGGTGTACCCCATGTAAACACGTACTCAATACATTGAGAGTACAGGTTGAGCAAGAGTGCCCCGGCACTACTGAATATATAGACCTGCAGGAAGAGCCACAGGCAATTGACAAGTACAAAGTATATAAAATCCCGATGGTGATACTCGAAGAGGACGGAAAGCCTCTGAGGAGCTATGTCGGGACATATCCAAACCACCTTGAATTAGTCCGGTGGGCAAAAGGAGAAAAGGATGATAGAGATTTATGAAACCTCAACAAGTTTGGCAGTGAACGGCCACGCCAATGCAGGAGTTAAAGGCGAGTCGGTACCGTGTGAAGCGGTAACTGCCATGATTAATATGTTCGTGATGGGTGTCGACCATTATCAGAACATTGAATATGAGCTTGAGAGCGGGCATTTTTACATTAATTTGAAGCAGATAGTATATGTCTGTGACCCGATTCTTGAAGCATTGAAATTAGGCTTGCAATCCGTAGCAGAAGCATATCCGGAATACATCAGCTACGAAAAAGCATAGAACTGGCCAAGCATTGAAGCCATAAAAAGCTATGGAATGACCAAGCGTTGAAGTCGTTAAAAGCCACGGAATATAAGTTAAGCATTGGAACTCTAAACTATGGAAGGAGAGAAACACATGAAAAAGAAATTGAACTACTGGACACAGCTCTTCGTGGACGGCACAGACGATACCAAGGGAGCAGATACCAAGAACACAGACACCAAGAGTACTGACGACTCTAAAGACAGCAAAGCGGGCGGTGAATCCAAAGACAGCTCCAAGGGAGACGAAAAAAAAGGAGAACCCGAAAAGAAGTATACCGATGAGGATGTCAATAGAATCGTTCAGGAAAGGCTTAAGAGAGAGCGCGAGAAGAATGACGAAGCCAAGAAGCTTGAGGGTATGTCAGCTCAGGAGCGTGCAGAGCATGAGAGAGACGCACTCAAAAAGGAGCTTGACGAGCTCAAAAAGGCTGACGCACTCAACAAGATGGCGCAGGAAGCCCGTAAGATGCTCTCGAATGAGAAAATCAATGTCTCTGACGGCTTGGTTAATATGATGGTAACATCAGAGGCCAAGACCACTAAGGAGAATGTTGACAACTTTATCAAAATGTTCAAGGTAGCAGTACAGGACGCAGTTAAGGACAGCCTGAGAGGCAAAGCTCCGACAACAGGCGGAAGTTCAACTTTGACTCGTGCCGAACTCGATAAGAAACTGGCCGAAATCGCTAGTCCTGCAGAAAGACAGCGATTGATAGCTCAACACATTGACCTATTCACGAAAGGAAAATAACAACTATGAATAAGAACAGAACTATTGCATACAGAAAACAGCTTTTCGCACCGGAGACAAACACCACAGTTGCAGCAGACCTCGAGCCGGTTATTTCCATTGACCATACCAACCAGTTGGTAGCAGGTATCAAGTCACTGCTCACAGTACTTGGCATTGTAGATATGAAGCCAATGGCAGAGGGTACTACTGTCAAGATGTACAAGACCACACAGAAGAACACACCGGATCAGGTTGCAGAGGGCGAGGTTATCGGTCTGACAAAGGTAGAGAGAAAGCTCGTTAAGACTTTTGAACTCGTGCTTAAGAAGTTCAGAAAGTCTACCACAGCCGAAGCAATCCAGAAGGTCGGCAAGGACAAGGCAGTCAATGAGACTGATACAGTCTTCATGAGAAATATCCAGAAGGGTATCAAGGCTGACTTTTTCACATTTATCAAGGCAGGTACAGGCGTAGCTACTAACCTCGCAGAGAAGAAAGCCGCTGCTTCAAACTCTATCCAGGGTGCTATCGCAGGCGTATGGGCTAAGCTCTCAGCTTACTTTGAGGATATGGACGTAGAGCCTATCTACTTCCTTAATCCTCTTGATATCGCCACATATCTTGCCAACACACCTATCACAGTACAGACAGCCTTCGGCTTCCAGTATGTGGAGAACTTCCTCGGACTTGGCACTGTGGTGCTCGACAATTCCGTAGAGGTTGGCAAGGCAAAGGGTACAGTCAAGCAGAATCTTAACGCTGTGTATATCCCAACATCCGGCGCAGTAGGATCTACCTTTGGTATGACATCAGACGAGACCGGCATGGTGGCTATGAAGCACTTCCTCGACGATAAGACTGCTGCCATCAACACACTTGTGTTTGAGGGTGTGACTTTCTACGCTGAGGATGCATCAGGTATCTTTACAGCTCCGATTGCTGTAGAAGCAGCCGCAGTTGCAGCATCTGATCAGAAATAGGAGGTAGCCGATGATAGACAGAGTTAAGGAGAGAATCAAGAAAAGACTGTCTGATGAGGAAATCAATGATGACGTCATGGACGAAATCAACCAGATAGTCACTGACCGCTTGTGTCTGCGCCTTGGAGTATCTGAGGATGCTTTTCCGACTCTGTTTGAGTCAATCGTAGTTGATGCTTGCGTCAAAGCATGGCGCAAGTGCTACTACGAGGGCGTATCTTCCGAGGGAGTCGGCAGTCTGTCTAACACGTTCATTGATGATGTGCTCGCAGAATACGCAAGCGAAATTGACAGTTGGGTGAATGCCAACGAAAGCTCGAAGAAAAGGACGGTGCACTTCTTATGAGATGGACGCGAGTAACAATATACACCACAGTGGACGGAACAGAGGACGAGCTCGGCAATCCTGTGGAGGATGTAGAGGAACTCTACAACGGCCGTGCGCGTATAAGTCCTTGGACAGATTCAAGCGTGCAGGCGAATGGTAGGGAAGTGACCAAGAATGAGATGCAGTTCGCGGTTCCTTGTGACTATGAGAAGCTCAAGAACGCTAAAGTCCTTGAGAATAACTGCAAGGCATTTGACATCACGGAAGTGACCGAACTAGCCCCACGCTGGACGCTGATAACGGCCAAGAGGTACAACACATGAGCATACACGTAAAAGGCACAGACAAGCTTGTAGAAGCACTCTCTCAGATGTCACAGGCAAGGTTTGATGCAGTCTGTCAGGTCTCAGCATCGAACATATACAATCGTGGCAAGACTGACGGAGGTACACCGGTAGACACAGGCGAGCTGAGACAGTCGTTAACAATCGGGACTATAGACCACGGCGCAGAGGTTGGATATACCAAGGACTACGCCCCACACGTCGAGTATGGCCACAGGACACGAGGCAGTGGGTATGTTGAGGGACAAAGATACCTTGAACGTAATGTAGAGAAAGAGAGACCTGAATTTAAGCAGCTACTTATTGACAACATAGAGAGGTTGGTGAAGTGATGCTACAGCAATTCAGCATTGTCGAGCTGATAAAGCAGATACAAAAGACGGTGCTATCCGGTACCGGCAAAAAATGCTATGACCACGTAGAAGAAGGGCAGGCTTCACCATTCTACTACGCAGAGTTGGTTCAGACTAAGCCCGCCAACACCAAGACTATGTACGTGACAGAGTACACAGTCAACATACATGTGGTGTCAGAGAGTGGCAAGACATCTGTCCCACTCTTCAAGGAGATACAGGCACTCGAAGAGGCTATGACGGCTGACATTGATATACCAGAGCCTTATGAGCTTATTTATCAGATGTGCAATGGTATTCAGTCAGCATACAAAGAAAAAGACACCAACGAGAAACATGCAGTCCTTAACTATACGTTTAAGATCTGCTATGGATATATGATGAAGTAAAGGAGACACGATATGAAATACAACAAACAGTTATTCGGAAACGAAGGCGCCTCAGAGACAACAACAGGCTTTGATAAGGGTGCTTACTGTGACTTTTCAGCGAACGCCGTAAAGGCACTCGCCGGAAAAGACATCTTACTTGCAGTTTGGAATGCAGAAGGCACAGCTATCAGCGCTATCGCAGGTCAGCAGAGCCTTAAGCTCAATCGTTCAGCTGATTCTATCGAAGTAACAACCAAAGATACCGGAGACGGTTGGAAAGCATACATCGCAGGATCTAAGGAGTGGTCAATCGACACAGATGGTCTGTACATCAGCACAGATGCATCAATGCAGGCGCTCTCTACAGCCTTCGATAATGGCGATCCGGTATGCATCAAGGTATACAACAAGAAGACCAAAAAGAGTATGTTCGGCGGTCTTGCAGTCATTACGGATTTCCCACTTGATGCACCTTATGATGACTCAATGACTTACTCTATCTCACTCAAGGGACAGGGCAAGCTCGTGGATCTGAGCTCTAACCCTGTGACACCTGACACATTACCTGCATAGCAAGCAGGGGCTATATGCCCCTGCCTATTTTCAAAAAAAGGAGAAAATACAATGTTCGAAGTAAATGGAAAACAGTACGATTTCAAATTCAATACAGAGAGAATCTCGATTATAGAAGCTGCTGCCAAGACAGCTATCATGGGTGAATATTCAAACACCAACGGCTTATTCTCGCTTAAGACCATGAACTCAATGTTCCAGCTCGCAGCAAAAGAGGTAGGCTCTGACAAGTTCCTTGGACAGACAGAGGGCGCCAAGCTCTTCGAGGATGCACTCAAGGAGAGAGGCTATGCCACTATCGCAGTCGAGATTCAGTCAGCTCTAATGAGAGATACACCTTTTTTATTCCAAGCCAACTAATCGCGAATGAGTATTTCAACGAGCCAAACGAGACCCCGGCAGAGAAAGAGCTGAGAAGGCCCTACCTGCAGGACATAGATTTTGCCTGGTTTGTTGTCAATTTCAACTATACGAAAGCCGATTATTTGGCTCTGACTCCACGCGAGAAAGCCTTCATATACAAGGCTTATGAAACTAAGACAGTCAATCAATCAACGCTGCTACGAGATACAGTTCTGAACGCTATAAGCAACAGCAAGCGTAGGCGCGGTACAAGTGTGTTCAAACTATGGAAAAAGCGAGCCAAGAAGGCTGACATATCCACGGTAAGAGACAACATGAAGGTCATAGCAGAGATTGAGAAGAACGATACAGGCTGGATAGATAAGATATATGCAGCCAACGGATGGACAAGGAAGTAGGTGAAACATGGCTGACTATACATTAAGCGTTGACGTCACGGCGAATGACCACGCGAGCGAGACGTTTAAAAAAATACAGGACAATGCAAAAAATTTCAAATCAACCGTAGAGAATGCCGGACAGTCCATGCAGAAGTTTGGCGAAAAGTCAGAATCAGTCGGCAAGAATCTCACCAAGTCAGTTACCACGCCTATAGTTGGAGTTGGAACAGCCACAGCAAAGCTTGCCACAGACTTTGAAAGCTCAATGGCCAAGGTCAGCACTATTGCTGATACGACACAGGTACCTATCGGAGACCTGAAAGAGTCTATCCTTAAGCTCTCAAGTGATACCGGTGTGGCGGCATCTGACATAGCTGAGTCAGTATATCAGGCCATATCCGCAGGACAGTCAACAGGCGAGGCAGTCAACTTTGTCACAGAGTCTACCAAGCTTGCGAAGGCAGGCTTCACGGATGCAGCCACATCAGTTGACACGTTGACAACAATCCTCAATGCGTATGGCGATAAGGCGGGCGATGTAGCAAGCGTATCTGACAAGCTTATTTTGACTCAAAATCTAGGCAAGACAAGCGTAGATTTGTTGGGTGCTTCAATGGGAAAAGTAATTCCGACAGCAAGCATGTTTAATGTTAGCCTTGATAATTTAACGTCTGCATACGCTACCACTACCAAGAATGGTATTCAAACGGCGGACTCAACAACATACATTAACAGTATGTTTAATGAACTAGGCAAGGCTGGGACCGATGTATCTGACATACTTAAAGAAAAAACCGGAAAGTCGTTCTCTGAATTAATGGCATCGGGTATGTCACTTACAGATGTGCTCGGTATCATCCAACAGAGTTGCGATGAATCGGGAAAATCAATTGCTGATGTATTTAGTTCACAAGAAGCAGGTAAAGCGGCTAACACATTAATACAGCACGCAGACGACTTCAACAATGCGATGAAGGCTATGGGCGAATCCGCAGGCACCACGAACGAGGCATTTAGCAAGATTGACAGTTCAAACGCTGAAACCATGACAAAAGCGTTAAATTCGTTAAAAAATGCGGGCATAGAGATTGGCGAGACAGTTGTACCACAAGTCGTGCCTGTTATTACGCAATTGTCAGATATTGTTGTAGGCGCGGCAAATGCTTTTGAAAAGTTACCCGAACCTGTAAAAAATGTAACTGTCAAAGCACTGGCTGTAGCGGCAGCAGTAGGCCCAGTAGTAGCTGTGTTTGGCAAGATAACAGCCACGGCCGGTAAAGTCACAAGTGGCTTCGGTTCAATCGCTGGCAAACTCGGAGGTCTTGGAAGTGCAGCATCATCAGCAAGTGCGCCGGTATCAAGTGCGGGCGCGGCAACAGGAAGCCTTGCAAAGAACGCACTCGGACTCATAGCGGCAGGAGCTGGCATCTTATTGGCTTCGGCAGGCTTAGCACTGCTTGCATACTCAGCAATTCAGTTGGCTCAGGCGGGCCCTACAGCAATATTAACTATGGTTGGAATGGTAGCGGCAATCGCACTGCTTGCAGTAGGAGCAGCAGCATTGGCACCGGCACTCACAGCCGGAGCAGCAGGACTCTTGGCATTCGGTGCGGCTATCCTCATGGTAGGCGCGGGAGTGGCACTGGCGTGTGCCGGTGTAGCTCTGCTATCCACTCAGTTACCGACTATATCAGAATACGGTCAGTCGGCAGCAGTCGGAATTATAGCCCTCGGTGTGGCTCTGATGTCATTCGCGAGTGGTGCCACTATGGCAGGTGCCGGAGCACTGATTCTTGGTGCTGGCTTATTGGTAGCGGGTGCCGGAGCACTCACAGCGGCAGCAGGAGTAACGTTACTGGCTGTCGGAGTGGTGGCACTTGGTGCAGGCATAATAGTCGTAGCAGCAGGAGTTAATCTCTTGGCAGCAGGGCTTGTGGTATGCGGTGCAGGGCTCGTAGTTGTGTCCAATAATGCGGGCACAGCCACGGCGGGACTTGCAGCATTCACGCTTGCGGTAGCGGCAGCAATTATTCCAATCACGGCAGGAACAGTGGCAACGACTGCATTTACTGTCACGATGGTGGAACTCGGTGCAAGCCTGACGGTATCAGCAGGAGGAGCCACACTACTTGCGGCGGCACTGCTTGCGGTATCGGCTGAGATGGTAGTTATATCAGCTACAGCCAATTCAGCAAGTAACGACCTAAAGAGCATGGTCAAATCAATTGACATTGTAGACACAGGCATCAACAACCTTAAAAAGGTGGCAAGCTCAGGACTCAGGGCTATAGCTTCAGCATTCACGGCAGCAACCCCAAGTGTTACAGCTAAAGCTACCACAATGTCACTGAAAATGGCTGATTCAGTCCACAAGGGCTTCGCAAAGGTGCCGACTTACATCATGGTGACCATGACGATGGCAAACGCGGTCACTCTGGCTCAGTTCGTGGCAATCAATGCCACTGTATCAGGGCAGATGAATCGAATGGTCGGAACTGTCAGAACATCACTTAACCAGATGAAGAGTGCCTTTGCTGGCACGAGGTTCAAGCTCAACACAAGCATGGCTTTACCACATTTCAGCATGAGTGGCAATTTCAACGCTCAGACCAAGGCAGTGCCAAAGGTACACGTGTCTTGGTACGCAAAGGCTTATGACGAGGCTATGATGTTCAACACGCCTCAGGTAGTGCAGGCGAATGGCTTCGGTGACGGACCGGGCAATGAAGTGGTAAGTGGTGACAGACATCTTGTCGAGCTGTTCAAGGAAGCTCTTGGAAGCTATGGCGGTGGCGATACTATCATCCCGGTTTATGTCGGGCAGGAGAGAATAGACGAGCTTGTAGTTACTGCAAAACAGCGAAAAGACTTTAGATCGGGAGGTAGATAATGTTAAAAGACTATCCAACGATTATTAATAATACACAGCTCTTTCAGCCAAATAAGTGGGAAGAGACAAGTGAAGTAGTAGAAGAGACATATAAGACTGAGGCTGGCACAGACCAGGTCTCAGTCACACGCTATGACAAGCTCTCGGTAGATGCTCAGTATAGAGTTAATTCGGAATGGCTCAAGCAGTTTAAAATGTGGTCTAAGGTTGACTCACTTGATGCATCAATCTATGACGCTACGGCCAATGGCTATGTCAACAGGGTGATGAGGATGCGAAATTTCAAGGACTCACCGATTGAGTGGTCAGAGAGAATGGAAGACACTGACGGTATATGGGATGTAAGCTTTAGTTTGGAGGAATTTTAATGTATCAGGTATCAGACGCATACAAAAAAGCAATGAAAGAGCCAGTACATCGCTTCCTCATCGGTGGAAGTATATCTAACACCACATTCGCTGACCGGAATGTACTGAAAGGCTCATTCTCAATTACTAACCAGTGCTCTGACGATTCAGAGATGAAGATAGGGCAGGTGTATGTTGGTGAGCTCAACGCCACGTTCGTTAATCTCAATGTAGAACGCTATTCATTGCAGAATAAGCTTATCAAGCCGACATTCAGCAGGAAGACAGCGGACGGATATGAGACTATCCCACTTGGTGTGTTCAAGGTGTCAGAGGCATCATGGACAAGCTCAGGCATCGTTATCAAGGCTTACGACAACATGGCAGAGCTTGACAAGGGCTGTGATGTTAACTCAGCGAACGGCACACCTTACGAGCTGGCGCTTCTTGCATGCAAGTCGTGTAAATTAGAGCTTGGCACCACCAAGGAAGAATTTAAGAAATTCGCTAATGGAATTGAAAACCTATCTATGGTGGCAGAAAACGACATAGAGACTTGGCGAGACTTTATATCCTGGGTGGCTCAGACCTGCGCTTGCTTCGTCACAGCGGACCGCTTCGGTAAGATAGTGTTCAGAGCTTACGGCGATACTGTAGTAGATACCATAGACTCAAAGCACCGATTCACCGGAGCATCATTCTCGGACTTTGAGACCCGGTACACAGGTCTTTCATGCGTTAATATCGGAGACAAAACCACATCCTATTACGGAATGGAAGTTGACGACGCCCTGACTTATAATCTCGGCTCCAATCCGTTCCTGCAGTATGGTGTGGACGATGCAAAAGAGGAAATGCGCCGGGCAATCCTGCATTCTTTGCAGAATATTTGTTATGTACCATTCAAGGCTTCAATGATTGGAGACCCGGTATATGACCTTGGAGATGTTCTGAGCATGTCAGAGGGTATAGCGGACGGCTCGAAGCTGTACTGCATCACCAAATATACATTCAATTATAATGGCGAGTATGAAGTACAGGGAGTCGGCAAGAACCCGGCTATAGCCAACGCTAAGAGTAAGACGGATAAGAACATCGCAGGGCTGATGAATCAGGATGATGAGAATCTTATACATTTTACCGTGTTCACAAATACCGGTCCGGTGGTGGTAGAGGATAAGTCAAACCAATCTATCTTTTCGATGCGCTTTATAGCAACAAAGACCACACTCGTGGCACTTGATATGGAGATACTGCTCAACGTAGAGACTACGGAAGAGGGCGAGGAGTACCAGTGGGTTGAACACGATGCGGTGGCTAAAGTCCATTATTACATAGACGGAGCAGAAATAGACTTAAGAAAGCCTGTGGAAACATGGCAGGACGGCCAGCACATCCTGACATTAAGATATGACTTGCAGGCAGTAGACGCTGCTATCCATACATGGGATGTGTGGATTGAGATGCAGGGCGGAAGTGCTACTATAGATACCTACGGCATCCATGCGGTAGCGATGGGCCAAGGTCTTGCAGCAGAGAGCGATTGGGACGGAACTATCACAGCATCCGATGAAGTTGGCAGATACACATTTAGTCTTGTTAGAGACTTCACAGACTCAGCCAACACGACACTTAACACACCGGCTCGTGCAGTTCCGGGCGACATACTGGCAAGATTCGATTTCACAAATATGTTTGGCCGTATCGTTGACAATAACCAGTCTTACGACAACATGACTACATTCACTCCTTATGTCAATGCAAGCCGCGTTACGACTGATGCGGATTACAACAACACGACAGGATGGCAGGGTACCGGCGAAATTAAAATGGGTACCAATAAGATGCTCACCACTACAGATGTATACGGAGTCACATCGGTTGAGACTGCATCACAAAACGCTGTGTTCTATGCTTCGTTCGACAGTGGCTCTACTTGGGTCGGCTGGACATCTGAGGGCTGGGTTGAGAATGTAACAATGATTAAGAAAGAGATAGAGGCAGTGCCTGAGTCGGCATGGAAACAGTACGACAAGGTAAGATTCAGAGTCTTACTTGAAGGCGGTGCCACACTCTATGCATTACACCTATACGGAGGTACATTACATGATTAAAGGACATGTAGCAATCGAATTGCACAATCACAAGACGGGGTTGAGAGACAGGATAGAGGGTGACAACATGATTACCAATGCACTTAACTATGTTATCCCAATAGTAATGGGCGGAAATACTTTAGCTGAAAACTTAATGCCTCTTTGCAAAAAGGCACTCGGAAGCCTGATGTTGTTTGATGGCACCCTCACAGAAGACAAAAATAACATGTTTCTGCCGGCAGAAGCTCATCTCGTGGCTTTCGCCGATAGAGGGCTTGACACGACACACTCTGATAGAGGGTCTCTCAACTCAGCAGAGACAGATCCGACCGACACGGGCTATCAGTCGGTGTGGGATTTTTCAACATCGCAAGCAAACGGCACCATTAAGTCACTGGCGTTAAGCCTTAACTATAGTTTTGGTGACAACTATATCCGAAACTCGCCTTACAATCTTGTTGGGCCGTTCAAAACATCAGGCCCATCTTGCAAGAATTTGAGTAACAAGACTAGATTCTACTGCTATGCACTATGTTACGACGTGGAAAATCAGTATCTATACTACATTGACCCACAACTTGGAGGGGTATCTTCAAGAACTGAAAGAGACGACACCGGAAAGACTAAGTATCTGTACTCTACAGAAATTCACATCATGAAGGCCTACGTGCCAACGACAAAGTTCAAGCTGGCTGATTATCCATCGCCAACCAATTATGGCGAGGAAGTGACATCGTTCACAATAGAAACAGGCACATCTAATACGGACTGTCGAGGCTATTTCAAAAATGGATATGATGGCTATGCGTATATGATCACACCTATGGGCACGGCTGGGAAAGTCGAAATGTACAAGCTTAAACTGTCAGATTATAGCTTTGAGATATCCGAAGCTCAGACATTCACAGTGAAGAACGTTAATTTTTACAATTATTATGGATGCTCGACAGCTAATAACGGCTATGCATACATTAAATCGCTCGACAAAAAAACTATTTACATAGTCAATCTGTCAAATCCCGTGGATGTACAGGAAGCCAAACTACCAAACGATTACACACTATCGGATGGCGGCCTGGCAAACTTGAAAAACGGAGGGGTAAAATTTGCGACTAATGATAGCCGTTACGGAATTTGCTACCCTGACGGAAAAATCATCATTAATCAGCAAAGCGGAAATTATAGTTATGATCCTATACAAAGCGACCCAAGGCTCATTACTGACAATCTTGTAGTTTTTGGACATAGAGCATATTCATATTATGACTATTCGAACGGTAGCCTGCTCAATAATTACCTCGGCACTATCTACAATCTGCCACAGCCGATTGTAAAGACTGCTGCAAGCTCCATGAAGGTAGTATACACGCTGACAGATATAGATTAAGGAGGACGAGCATGACCAACCTTAAGATACACTTGGATTACAGAGGCTCAAGCAAAATCATCAAGAGGCTGTGTCAGACCGTGAACTATCTCTCGGAAGTGGCAAATGGTGACATGCGCACTGATGTTTACGATGCCAATAATAACGGCATTGTGGACAATGCGGAGCTTGTGAACGGTCATGAAGTATGGAAGGATGTACCAGTTGACGCCAAGTTTACTGATACAGTCTACGATGATAGTTACTTGCAAGGCAAGGTAAGTGCCAACAGCAACAATCTGCAGTTAATAATGCAGACGCTTTTCGACTGGAATGAGAACTACCTCATAGACAGCCAGGGTAGACAGATAGTTGATAGCTTTGGTAGACCTATATACACCTCAAGCTACAAATCTAAATTCGACACACAAGGAGGAAAATAAATGAGTGATACACAAGCACAGGCATTGGAATCGAGATCGGA